ACAACGGCCTTCGCCGCGCTGACCGGCCCCATCATGATATCGCGCATCGAAGCGAATGTGGAGCTGAACGACTTTTTCATATCGTTGAGCTGCGGCTTTAGGCCTGACTTATCAAGTTTGGCGTCTATATGAATTGAACCGTCAGCCATATTATCTCCCTGCCCATGCTCGCAATGTATCGCCTAAAGCAGCCGCATCGCTGCTACCACTCTCAATCGCAAATGTCCGCTTCGCTTTCCGCAGCGCCGCCTTGTACTCCTCATCAGCATACTTGGGCGCCTTCTTGCCGCGCGTATCGATCACCTTCAACAGCATCGTGTCATCCGGCAGATCGCGAAACAACTCAAGAAAAAGCCACCAGTGCATTTTTACTTCGCGCAGATCAATCCTATACGCTTGAAGGAAGGCAGCGTACAGCCGCCCGGCATCCACGTTGAAATCGAATACGCGCGCGCCCGTGGCAGGCGTCTTGTCTACTACTCCGCCCGCCACGAAAAACTCTATAAATGGCCAGATCGCTTCATGGTCACTCGGAAGCGCCTCAGAAAAAAAGAGTCTGACGACGATGGCGCTTCGCTCCGCGTCATCAAGCTCCTTGTCCGCCATCGCAGCGAAAAAACGTAAGCCCTGGCGGAAATCCGTATTGACGAGACACCCATCGAGAGAATCAGGCAGCTCGTCAAGTAGAATGTTAAAAGCCATACCGCTTCATCGTCCCAGTTGAATCCTCTTTGATGACCTTCGCGAGTTGAAATGCCAAGGCCATCATCGCGTATACGTTATGGCCTGACGCTTCCCAGATAGCGTCCCAGTCTCCGAGAGCCGATTGGATGATACCTTGCGAAAGCTCCTCAATTTTGTCGAGTGCTTCCTCATTCTCCTCTAGGGCCTTCGCCTTCTCGGAAAGTGACTTGCACGCGGTATAAATCTGCTTGATTTTTTCCTTGTTGCCAAGGTCGAGCGAATAGCGCTTTTCAAAAAGTACAACGGCGTTTCCTTCGGCATCCTCGCCATCGATGACGAGAGGAAAGGAAACGCGCGAAACATTCATGCGAAACTCTGTAGCCATTTTCTGCCCCCGTGTAAAAAGACGCGCCACGATTCGGCGGCGCTCCCTAGCTGGCTACACTCCGCCAGCGAGAGCATGGGGCAGAATTAAGCCGGGAAGTCTCCGGCAGCCAGAAGCTTGACTGCATACTTGACCACGCGGCCATAGGCATTCAGCTCGAACATCTGGAGATAATTGCCGACAGCAGCGCCGGAGATATCGGCGCCTGACGTGTAGGCGATGTCGCCCGCGACGTACTGGCTGCCGTATACCGTGCCCGGATCGGCAGCAGCGATTTTGTACGCGAGCGTGTTGCCGACGCCAGCGGAGGCGGTGAACTTGGTCGTGGCGGCAGCGGTGCCGGGCTCAACCGTAGCGGTCAGCGCAGCGGCAGCGGCCTTGGGCGTCCAGGTCGGCTTTCCGTTGTAGTGCGCCTCAAAGGAAAAGTCCTTCTTGGCCCCGGCTTCGCCTCCGCCTTCCTTGATATTGCACAGCGTCACGCTGCCCGATATCTGGTTGCCGCCCGCATCGGTATAGCGCAGATGCGTTTTCCGCGCGTCGCCCAGCTCCAGCTTCATGGCGGCGATGTAATCCTGCGCGACATTCCCGACCACGCGATGGCCGGAGAAGCTCACGATGTGCTGCGCGCCGATGACGTCGGATGATCCGAAGCCGTCGCCATCCAGGTACTTGTCCTGGGCGATATCCTCGTTGTTGTCCGGCTCTCCTGCCGAAATGCCGACCGCGAGACGGACATAGGTGGCCGTGGTAAGCGGCGTGATGTCAATCTCATACAGGTCTTGGAAATTCAGTTCAAATGACTCTGCCATAGACTATCCTCCTGTGTGATATTCGAGCCTAAGGCTCGTCACGAATATAACCTCGCCCGCTTCGCTCTTGGAAACGAATGCTGGCGTTGTTGCAGCTTCAAGGCGGATCGCAGTTCCGCCAGAGATAACAGTCAACTCCTTGAAATCGAGAGCGGCCACGATCGCCTCCAGTTGGATGCGCGCCGTTTCGGAGTTGGCTGATTTTGCATAGTACGAAAAGTTGAACGTGCCCACGCGTGAGCCGTCCATGTACCGCGTCTCCGCAGCTTGGCCTGGATCGTTGCGCGACATCAACTCTTCAATCGAGTCATTCGGGAATACGTCCTTGTATATCGTCGAATACGGCGTGAGCCGTGCCAGAAGGAATGCATTGACCTCATTCAGTATGTTCATTTGAATGCCGCCTGTGCGATTTGCTCCCACTGCTTTCGATATAGCGCCTTGGCCCATTCAAACCATTTCGCGCGCGTGCCCGGAGTCGTGTAGTGAACCCCTCTACCAGTGAATGCAGCTTTGATGCGTGCAAACATTCCTGTGCCAAGGTAGTATTGATATCGGGCATAGGACATCGTCCACGAAATGTGGCCAGGTTCATCTATGCGTCCAGAATACCGCAGATAGTTCGACGCCTTGGGAGCGAACAAATTGGAATCCTTTAGTACTTGCGTATCCAATGCGGCCTGCGCATGCGCGAAAAGAGGCTCACGAGCGGCAATGGCCTTGTTCACGTCGAATACTAAATACACATTAGGCTTAGGCACAATTGACCTCGTAATGGTGAACGGTCGAGGCGTCGCCATAGCACGGCGTCACCGCGCGCACAGAAAGCACTTGCGATCCGAAAGTGATCTTGTCCTTGATCGCGAATGTCCTGCCTAGCGGCAGAGAGTTGCGGCAATCGAAAAAGAGAAGGAATTTGTCATTCCGCATATCGCCCAAACTCGTCATCGCATTCTGCTTGATCGGCTCGAAGCGCACGCGAGAGAGCGCCACGCTGGTGCCGTATATTACGGGCGGGCCGGGCGACACGTATGGCGCAAGCGACGCGGAGTGGACTAGCAGCCTTCGCGGTATAGGACTATTCACGATCCGACTCCTGCGGGTAGAAAGCGTGCGCGGCGCGAGACATGAGCCCTGACTGCTCAAGATACGCTTGCGCACGCGGAGATAGAGCGCCAGCAGCCCGCTGCTGAGTGAGATTTTTCTGTTGGCTATACGCTCCGATCTGGAAGCTGCCGACCTGCCCGCCATCGTTGTAGTCATCGCCATTATTGACGTACCATTCTATCTGCGCACACGTTGCCTTCTGAAGAAGAGCGAGCTGGCGAATAGTTAAGAGCGACAGGTCTAGCACTTCGCCCGTGGCATCCTTATTTTGTATCGGGCACTGGGCGGTGATATCGTCCGATGCGCGCGCCGCGAGTCGGTTGAAGTCTGTGCCTGCGGACGTGCCAAAATAGGTTGACGTGTAATAGGATTCGGTAACGTATGCCACAGCTCCCCCTATCTCGAAAGAATCGCTATGATGATCGTAGCGATAGCCGCGAAGTACGGCCCGAGTGCGCGCACCATGCCTTCGACGGTCTTCCCGCGCTTCTTCATAACTTCCTCGACGGCGTCCACGATGGTCTGCTTCTCGGTCGCTTTGTATATCGCGGCCTCCGTCTTGGCCTTCTCGATATAGGCGTCCTGCGCATCGTCGCGGTGATTGTTCGCTTTCAGGCCATCGCAAAACGCAACGATCATAGCGGCTGCCCCCGGTTTCCCGTTTCCGTCGCGCCAATGCTCAAGCGCGTCCACCCGTTCGGAGACGGAAGACATCATTCACCATCGCTTTCGAACTTGGACGGCCTTCCGCGCCTGCGGAGCTCGGGCTCCTCGACCTTGGCCGGCGCAGGATCGTCGAAACGGGGATACGGGTTGACTACCTCGTAGGCCTCATTGACCTCGCCGTCGAGCTTGTAGCCGTCGGCCTCGGCCTGCTTCACGCCTTCGCGGTTTTGCCTGATGACCGATATTGTTCCCTTCGTCAGTTTATAAAGTGCCATGTTTCCCCCGAAAAGATTGGGGCGGGATTGCTCCCGCCCCTGGTTGGCTAGCTGTAGATGTCGCCAGCGGCGAGCGTCTTCTCGAGGAAGCGCACGACGTGGCCCGCGGCGTCCAGCTCATACATGCCGAGGTGATTGGTCGCCACGGCGGCGGCGATATCAGCTCCGGAGGTGTACGCGGTGAGCCCGGTCGGGATCGCGTTCTGGATCGGGTCGGTGATCTCGCCGGCCTGGAGGAGGTAAGCGAGCGTGTTCCCGGTCGCGGGCGTCGCGGTGAACTTGGTGCCAGCGGCGGTGCCCTTCGCCACGGTCGCGGTGAGGTCCGCAACGGTCGTGGGCGTGGTGTAGGAAACGTAGCACCCGGCCAACTTGTTGGTGGGAATCCACAGTCCGTGGTACTTCCTGTACTGGATTTTCCAAGCATCCATCGACTGGTTTACGCCAGGCTCAAAGATGCGCACCTTATCGGTCTTGACGATGGCGATGATCGAGTTGAGAGGAAGAATCATCCAGTTGATCGTCAGGGCGGTATCGGAGGCCGCGAAGCCGTTCGTAGCGCTGAAGGTGTAGGCGCTCTTGAAGCGGGCGGCAGGGATGCGGAACATCGGGATGCCGTCGAGGAACTTGGTTTTCATCTTCAGCTCGCCGCGCTCGAAGTCGGCCACGTTGACGGACTTCTCGATGTCGTCGGACTGGTCGAGGGTGTTGGCTGCAGTGTAGGAAATGGCGATGCCGAGGGGAACGCTTTCGCCGATCACATCCTGGACGCCCTTGATATCGTCAAGGAGCTGGCCGAGGATCGTGCCGACCACGGGGGCATAGGCCGCGCTCTTGAGGGCGAGGTTCACGAGGCTGAAAATCTTCGAGTAGCGGAAAGCATCGACCTCGGGGACAACCTGCGTCCGCTGGAACTCGGACATGATCATGCCGGCACCCGCGACCCAGTTGGTTTCGTCGTAGTCCTGCGTGTCAAGGTTGAACTCCTTGCCGCGATCCATGTCGAAGGTGTGCTCTTCCCAGTCGATGGTCACGGCGCCGTCATCGAAACCGGCCGAGCGGGAGTAATCTCCAAGGCCCTCCATGACGATCTTGGGAATCTTGACCTTGTTTCCGCCATTATAGCGGACTTGCGAGGCGTTCGCCTCCATCCATCCTGAAGTCGATTCCTGGAGCATCTGCGTGTCCAGGGCGGTCTGAAACAATTCCGCATAGGTCAATACATTCGGAGTTGCCACTTGTCGTATCCTCGGGCCAAAAAGAAACCGGGCAACGTGCCCTGGCCCTAGCTGAAATCCGATCCCACAAAAGGATCGCTTTCTGGATTGCTAGGTCCAGCACCTCACCCGGTTGTTTTTAGTCGCCCGGCGCGACACACCCCATTTTAACGGTTATGGGCAACCGCTTATCAATATAGTACGCCTGACCGGGCGAAAAGTAAAGCCCTATTTTAGCCCGAAAGCGGCGTTGACTTCGGCCTGCGCCTTCGCCTTCGCGTCCACTTCCTGCCCTTTGACCTTCGCTCCGAAGGCGGCGGGTACTTCTTTTCCCAAGAGCCAGGCGCGCTTTTCGATCGTCGCCTTGACCTTCTCCGCTGCCGTAGCGCCTTCGGCCTTCTCCGCCAGCGCTATAGCATCGTCGAGCTTCTCAGGATCGACTCCGGCGCGCAGCGCTTCGGCCATCATTTCGGCTTTCGTCGCGCGCGTCTCGGCTGCCGTCGCGCGCTCTGTCGATGCCTTCGCATCGTCCAGCGCTTTCTGCGCATCCGTTTTCTGGGAGTCTTGCCAGGCCTTGAGCGCCGCAAGATTTTTCTTAGCATCGGCCACGGTGGGAATGCCTAATTCCTTGAGGACGCCCTCAACGGCATCCGCCTTCCCTTTCGCGATGAGATTGTTCATGTCATCGTCCGTGTACTTCCTCGCGGCTTCTGCTGCCTTCGCGGGCGGCGCTTCATTCTTGTCTTCGGGCACGACAACTTCTTTTTCTTCACCCATGATTCACTCCTTTCGCTTTCCTTTCGTCCTCTTCAAGCTTTTCCATAAGCTCAAGAGCCTTCAGCGCAAAACCTTCCTGTGCATCACTCATTCGCGAGAGCGTGCCAAAAACAATTTTTAGATTGCCCCATAAGCGTTCATAGTTCATCGCTATTCTCCTGAACCACTTTCGCTATCCGTGCCGCGAAGCTCTCCAGCTTCGCGATCATCGGCTTGATCGATTCCTGAACGGTCGCGAGCGCCGCGCGCGCTTCATTGTCGAGCGCTACGCGATCGTCCATCGACATTTCGCGATAGAATGCGCGCGCATCGTCCGCCTTTAGCGCTTCGGCCAACAACGGATATTTATGCGCGTTGATGAAAAGATTTTCAGTCATACACTTGCTCCCTTTCTCTGCGTCGCGTCCTTCCCGTATCCTCGACAAAGCCGCGCATTGCGGCTTGGGCTTCGCGGATCGTCGCCTTGGCATCGAATATGCCATTCTTGTCGCCTAGTGCTTCCATCACTGCCAAGTCGCGTTTAGCCGATCTGATATTCCGCTCCAGGCCGCGTTGCTCTTGCGAAGTCTCGTACAGCGTCTCATTCTCGCTCTCGCTCATCGATGGCTCGCGCGCGATCGACACGCCTTCCCAGAACGGATACAGGATGTGCCCGCAATTGACGCCGCCCACTCCGGCGGCATCGCCCCAGCCCGTCTCGGCCAGCGGAGGATACTTGGTGCTGGTGCCCGATCGCGAAAAAATCTGGCCTTGGTATTCGTAGTGCGTTGGTCGGCTGCCAGGATGCGACGACACTTCAACCAAATCCGTTTCGTATTCCTCAGCACGCCTCAAGCTGACCTCGCTGGCGACGCGCGACGCATTCGAGCGCAGTACAGCGTTCACGTATGCTTCCGATGTCCATTGGCGCCCTGCGCGATCAACTATTGACGGCACGCCCTTGGCTGACCATTCTTCGATCGTCTGGCGCAGCGCATCCGTGCCCGACTTCGCGCCAGTTAATACCGACAGAGTTGTCTTGCTGACGATATCCGAGTATACGCGCCCTGCATTCTGCGCGAGCTGCGCCATAGCCAGATTCATCTGCGATCGCGCTGAGCCTTGCCACGCCTGTATCGTTGCCAGGATATTCGGATCAACGATGGCGTTCGGAAGCTCCTTGACTAGTGCGCCCGATCGCTTCGCCGCGAGCGCGCGAGCGTCCGCCTTTAGCGTTGCTTGGATAGCCGACAGCTCGATGCCCTGCGCCGTTCCTTCCTCCACTCGTTGTCGATACGCGGAAATCAACGCGGCAGCGCGCCGCGAAATCGCTCCCATGCGCGCGAGTCGATCGGCCTGCCATTCTGCCGTACCGATAGCGCCGCCCTTGAGTTCCTTCGCGATGCTCACGATGATTTCCGTTTCGATCGAGTAAAGAAGTTCAGCGATGGTCATTTCATCAGCATCCTTACAAACCAACGCCAGGCCAGAAGCGAAACGCCCAGCGCCGCTCCGATCGCGGCAAGCGCCACGAGCGCAGCGATGATGTTCGCGGCCACTTTAGTCCACGGCAGTTTCATTGGTCGCCTCCGCTTTCGCCAGCCGCGCCTTCCTGCGCGCAAGGAAGCGCACATACGTCAATGGCGAAAGAATCGTGCGCACGATCCATGAGCCGCCTCCGAAGCGCATCAGATCGGTATAGTACCACTTGAACGCCCACGGGCGAAGGCGATACTCGACGTGATCTGCGCCATATATCGCTTCGGCATACTTCCTCTGGCGCTTCGGAGATTGCCGCTTGAAGATGTCTTCGCACGCTGCATAGAACTGCGCGTTGGTCAGCTTCGCTATTTCAGCGTCGCGCATTCGTCTGACGTGGAAATAGCTGCATAGCCTTTCATAGTCCATCGAGCACGTGTCGCGGTCACGCTCTCCCTTTGCGCCGGTCTCGTGAATATACTTTCGCAAGCCGGCTTTGAACGTTCTTTTCATCTGGCACCCCCATGCCCTTTAGCGATCACCGTCCGATACCAAACGGGTCAACAATTGTCTTCGGCGTTTCGGCATCGATGGCCGCGCCCATTTCGGCTGCGCGCTTATCATCCACGCCGTGTATCGCCTTCAATGCTGTCGTGCGATCCTCAAGCTGCTGCGCGTAAAGTGATGCGTGATAATTCGCGCGGCTGTTGCGATCCTCTATGATGCCGTCATCCCAGACCAGCGCGGCAGGCGTAGTGCCTGCGCCTGCTATCTTGTAGATGATTCCGAGTTTGTCGATGACGTCGAATAGCGCCTTGAGTCCTTTGTCTGTGATCGCGCGGTAATCCTCGCGCATTTTGTACGTGTGCGAGTTTTCAGAAATGATTTCCGTGGCAGTCTTGACACTCTTGCCGTCAAAGGAAAAGTAGCCAGCATCAAAGTGGCACTGAACGGAAAGGAGATTGAAGTGGAAGTTGATCGCGTCCACGAATTGCGATGTGCGGATGTCGGAAGTCAAATCTGTCGGCTTGAACTTCTCGGCATCGTCGCCTTCCAAGCGGACGAATACGCGATCGCCAGGGTTGATTCCCAAGCGCTCCTCGCCCGTTTGTTCATCGAGATACCGCCGCATGCAAACGCCAGGAATGGCCAATTTACGCGCGCCAGATTCAACCTCCCAGCAGAATTCATCGAACGCGATGTCCAGTGCCTGAAGCGTATCCTGCGCATTATGGAAGGTCGATATGCCCAATGGACTCTCCGGATCGATATTGTTGGCTTCGGGATTCGCGAAGTACACGAAAGGCGGCACGTCAATATCCAGCTCCACAAACTCCGGCACGCCAGGCCAATAGCGGTCAAGTGAAATCTCTTGTCCTGACTCTTCTTGAAATGCTTTCGATGTTATGGTGTAGCCCGGCTTTCCTTCGCTCTTGCGATACGTTTCCAGCCTGATGTACGTCTTGTCGCCATCGACACGCCGATCGATAAATGACGCCTCAGTCACGCGCCGATTATCGGAGGCAAGAGGAATGAAGTTAAGCGCAGAAACGAAATCAAGCACGATGCGATCGCCTTCAGGCCGCGCCTTTATTACCATACCGCCCAGAGCCGCTTGGTATTCCGTATACTTGCGCATGTTCGTCCACAAGTCCTCATACTCGATGACCGATATGACGAGAGGCGATGCTGTAACGGCAGGCGGCTCCGCGAGTACCAGCCGCGCGATTTCGGAGCATATCAGCTTGGCAGGGTTTAGCGTGCGCCGTTGATGCTGCCGCTTTATTCCATCGCTGGTGATGAATGAATACGGAAGCCAATGGGCTGCGCAGGCGTAGATGTCCCACCATCGCATCACGAGCGCATCGGCGTTGACCGTTGCCTTGGGAAGCGTAGGAATGCCAAAGACTTTCTTCAGGAATGAAATAACCTTTTGCCATAATCGTAACATCATACGCCTCCAATCAATTCAGATATGTGTCGCTCCCAAGAATACTCGTCAGCGTCCAGGCTGTCGATGTCGCTTGTGCCGTCATCAAGCCGCACATCCTCATCGGCCTTGTCGTCCCATATTGCATTCTCGATCGCGTCCATGAGTACGATCAACTCGGCCATAACATACTTCCTTCCGGAAGCGTACATCAAGTTGGCCGCGCGGATTCGATCGTTGATCGGGCGCTTCATCGCGTTGTCCACTCGGATCGAAAGCGGCAGCTGGTTCATGCCCTTGATGAGCACTTGCTCCGCACTATCGGCGAAAGCCCGGTCTGCGCGCCACTTCTCTCTGCACGCTTTCTGAAATGCGAACCATTCGTTGTTCAATTGCTTTGGGCCAATCTCAGAAGCGGTATGGTCAAGGCGTTTATAGGCGAGCGTTACGATTGACAACTTGCGTTGCTCGTTCACGAACCAACCCGTGCAAATGAAAACTGTCGCTGACTTATGACCTCCGAAGTCGATGCCGAAGGTGATGCGCTTTATATCCTCCGGCACTTTGAAGAGTACGTTGCCAGGCTCATCCTTTGTCGTGTTACGAATAAACGATTCAAAACATCGCCCTTCGGCGCGCGCTCGCTCGCCTAGAATAAAGCGACGATAGTTGAAGCCCGTATACTGTCCCTTCAACTCTGCCTTGCGCGATTCGGAAATGGCAGGGTTGTCATCGAGCGTAAAGTGCCACCATCTATAGCCTGGCGTTTTTGCGTCGCGGAATTTGTCGAGATAATCGCGGTACAACCAATGGGTCGGGTTGTCCGGATTCAGCGTCATGAAGTGCCGACGATTCTGCGCCGCGATCGTCCTATTGAAGCATTCCGCTATCGTGTTGGGGTGCTGGAGATTCGCCTCATCATTATACGCGGAGCCGTATGAGCGTCCGCGAAACGCCTTGAAGCTTGATACGTTCTCGCCTCCGAAAAGGTCGATGCGCTTTCCGAGAAGGTCAACAAACGTCTCATTCTTTTCGTCGCGCGCCATCTTCGCCAGGCCGCCAGAGAGATTGATGAGGCCAAACTCGTTGTCTACGCAATTGGCTAGGATAGCGGACTGACTGCGCCCGGTCATAAGATGCCGTTGGTCGGCTGACGTGACGACATTACACAGAAAGGCCCATAGACTTGAAATTGTTTTCGCCGATCGCACGGCGCCTTCCCATACTGTTAGGAAATCACATTCTTGAATCGATGCTAGGGCTTTCTCGGAAAGCGGGCGCAGATTATTCACTCAGGGCGCTTCCCGCTCGTCAGTAGTGCCGCGATCTCGGCAAGGCGCTTGACGGCCTCTGCGCCGTCCTCATCTTTCTTTTCGTGCCAATCGTCCTTGAATCGGCAACGCATATTCATTCCCCAAAGGCGATCGTTGAACTTGCTGCCTGCGCCATCGGCATAAGCGTCTGTATGGTTGCGACGGCCGAGGCTCTCCCACCAGGCTTGGCATAATTCCTTTCCGCGCGTAAGAGCGACGGAAAAACGTTCATGCTCCTTTGCCCATGCCCATATCGTATCGCGCACAACTCCGATCTTGGCCGCGATCTCAACGACAGAGCATCCTTCAGACGCCATATCGATTACAATTTGGCAAAAATCGTCAGAGTAATCCGGTGGACGGCCAGCCCATTTTCCGCTTTCGCGGATTTTAGCGCCTTCCTCTCTCGCCGCCGCGAGCTTCGCACGCTTTTCCTCGCGCTTCCTCGCGGCCTCTGCCTTTTCCTTGGCCGTCTTTTTCTTCGCCTGTAACGGTTTATTCGTTGCCATACTTCTGATATTACCTCCAAAATCGGGATAAGTAAAGCCGCACATATTATTCTTCAAACTGGCCCCGCGCGCAAAACTTTGCGCGCGGGTTGCGCGCGGGGTTGCGCGCGCGAAATAAACGCGTGAGCCGCAACGACTTATCTCCATTTCCGCGCGCCGCGCGCGCATTCGCGCAAAACCCTTACTTCTCGCCGAAAAAATAAGATTAAATAGTATACGGGGGGAAAAGAATAGGAATTTTGCGCGCGGCGCGCGGTTTTGCGCGCGGGGCTGGTCGCGGCTCACGCTTCCTCCGCTCGCGCGGCCAGCGCATCCTCGATGAGCTGCACGCGATCGCCCTCCGGCACGCTCTTCTCCACGAAAGCTATGCGGCTTCGGTATTTACCGCACCGCCATTCCGTTGCTTTCGGGTTGCGCATGAGCGAATATCCATGCTCCGCCATCTTAAAATGGAAGTTTTTCGCCTTGATCTGCCCCAGGATTTTGGCCTCATCATCGAACGTTTGCGCGCGCAAAACGAAGGCCGCTATATCACTCGGGAAGATGACTGCGGGCCTTCCTCGTGGCTTTCCGTCCACTTCCTCGCCAGAATAATCTTCAAAAATATCGTCTATGGCCGTCCTGCGCACCTGAACTGCGCTCTCAATTATGGACGATTTCCCTTTCGACTGGGGCGGCTGCGCTCGTAAATTGGCCGCAGAGTATTTCCGCTCAGACAACCACTTCGCAGCCGCGAGCGCTCCGCCTCCATCGAGATACGTATACAGCTTTTCAAAATAGTCCGCATCCCACCCGCCCTTTCCTGGCGAGTCAAGAGGCGAATTCATAACAAACAACCGCCGATCCTCAGGCGGAATATACATCGTCAGCGGATCATTCGTGGTAAGAATTACGTGGCAGAGATTGCGTACATAAATAGTATTCGCATATTTCAGCGTCATCGGAAGCATATCCGGAGGCGCGGCCAGGATCGGCTTGAGAAGGTTATAAAAATTGGTCGCCTTGAAATCTTCATCCTGCGGGCGCACCTCGTTGATAACGAGAAGGACGGACTTGATATATCCATTGTATGCGCTCGTGATCGCGTCTGGCCCGACCTCTGCCGCGTTCCATTCGCCGACTCCACGCCGCACAGGAATGAGCGCCGTATCCTTTCCGATGCCCTGCGCTCCGGCCATCACTATGCCGTGATTGATTTTTTCGTCCGGACGCTGGAGCATGTGAGCGCAAAAATCGAAAAAGTGCTCATGCTCGATTGTATCTGGATATAGTTTTTTGACGTGCTCGATCCACGGCTCTGGACTTTCCTTCGCTTCGCTATAGTCCACGATCGGAGGAAGGTATGAGTTGTAGCATACTGCGCCTTTCATCGGCATCGCTCCACGCTCACTCACGACGATATTTTCGATGAAGCGTGGCTGGCCGGGCCACCACGTACTTCCCTCAACCGTCAAGCCCGTATCGACATCATTGATTGCGAATGACGGTTGGATCTTTTTCGGCTCATCTTCCTTCTTTCCTTTTACTTCCGGCCAGAGGCGCGCAGGAATAGCGCCATCAACGCTTCGCGCTTCAAGGAGAATGCCCGTTGTCGTATCCCAAAATTTGCATTGTTGCTCGTCATAGCGGAAATCCGCCATCGTGCGGATGCGGCGCGTGAACTCGCCTTTGGCTGCCTCTGCCTCTTGTAGCAATTCTTGGTCTGTCATTTAGCGCTCCACTCGTTGAAGTCTCCAGCTGCATTGTTAACCGTGGCAAGAAGGTCGCCCGCACTCTCAGCGATCCATTCGGTCAAGTCTCGCCAGCCCTTTCCTTCGCATCCTCCGTGGTGGCAACGGAAAGCGCCGCACCAGCCATTTTCCTCCGCAGGCTCTCGGATCGCGGCGCCATTATCGGCTCCGCCCGTATGCGCAGCCGTCCACGGGCATACGATATCCTGCCAGCCTGCGCGGTCGCTTTCCTCGCGCTTTAGCATGCCAACGGCGCGCAAGGCGGAGCGCGCCGCGACGAAACCAGCTATACTCTCGGCCTTGCCTAACGTCGCGCCGGAGGGCTTCCTGACGTGCGCCTGCGCCTTTAGGTCGATTCCGAAGGCGGCGGCAATCGTTTC